GGTCGTAAAAGGTGCGGCGGTGTATCTGCCTGAAACAGCTGCCGACAGCGATCTGGCCAACGATGTTTGGGGCGACGATGCCATCCTCGCTTATGTGCCGGAGACGGGAGACAACTTTCAGGTGCCGTCCTACGCCTACACCTACGAACTGATGGGCTATCCGCAAGTCGAACAGCCCTATTACGACCGCTCTATCAAGTCGTGGGTCTATCCGACGACCGTCGAGCGCCGCCCGATCCTGACGGGAGCTGAGGGTGGGTTTCTCTTCCAGAACGCCGGTTCGAAGTGAGGCCAGCCATGGAAAAGCACTTGAAAGTCAAGCTTATCGGGCCAGCGAAGATCAACGGTGAATGGCAAGGTGTCGGCGAAACCGTGTTCGCGACCCAAAAGCAGCTGCTGCATCTTGTCCAGGCGAAAGCCGTTGATGCGTCTGCATTGGACGATCTGGACGGGCTGGACGATGACAATACCGAACTCGGCGACGACGCCTTTGATCAGGCAGTTGCCGCAAAGGCCGAGCAGATCGTTTCCGAAACGATGGAAACCATTGTCAGTCAGGCGCTCACAGCCAAGGAAGCGGAAATCAACGCCGCAGCCGACAAGCGTATCGCCAAGGCGGAACTGGACGCCACAGCCCAGATCGAAGCTGCACAGAACAAGGTCAATGACCAGATTGCGGCCATTCGTGAGGAAGCCCGCAAGGCGTCGGTCGAGAATATCAGTTCCATTGTTGACTGGCTGAAGGTCGAGGAAAATTCCAAGGCCGTTAGCAAACTGTCGGAAGAAAAAGCCGCCAAGGCTGTTTCGGAAGCGCTCGGACGGGACATCACCAGTCAGGAATACAAGACCGCTGCCGCCGCTTTGGCGATGTCGAAATAGGCTCCGTTCCTAAACCTCCCAAGCCGGAGCCTTCGGGGTGGATGGCCCATACCTTCCACCCCGTTTCATTCAATTCAAGGATAATGCCGTGTCCTACGCGACCCTAGACGATCTGATTGCACGCGCCGGTCTGGTGGAAATTCGCCAGATTGCTGACCGCGACCGTGATGGTGAGATTGACCCGGAAGTGATTTCCGAGGCGCTTGCCCATGCCGACAATCTGGTCAACGGCTACGTCGCGGCGAAATACAAGCTTCCCTTTACCTCGGTTCCCGATCTGGTCCGGACGTGGGCAATCGCCATTGCGCGCCACAAGCTGCATTTCCAAGGCCCGCCCGATTATGTGGTTGACGACTATAAGGATGCACTTGCCGCCCTGAAAGACGTTGCGGCCGGAAAGATCGAACTGCCGATAGCTTCAGGTGAAATCCCGCAGGCGTCATCGGGTAGCGTCATAGCATGCATCCCCGATCAGGTGTTTTCCAAGCATGGTTTGCGGGGCTGGTGATGCTGCAAGCAATCATTGAACGCCTCCGCGAAAAAGTGCCGTCCGCTCCGGCGATCATTATGGCCGAAGACTTGGACGCCGTTGTCCAGTCGCTCCAGCGCGATAGCGGCAGCATATTCGTTATCCCGTTTCGCGAACGCGCCAAGCCTAATTCTCTGGCGACCCATTTTCGCCAGCTCGTTAGCGAGCAGGTTCTTGTTGCAGTTTTGTTGCGCCACCATGGCGACGAGCTCGGCACAAGCAAGGTTGAGCAGTTTTCACCGATCAAGACCGAAATTGAAAAGGCGCTCGCCGGTTGGGAACCGACCGATGCTGCCGAACCGATGGAGCTGGTTGGCGGCGAAGGGACGCCGATAGGTAACGGCGTGACCGTCTACATCCAGACTTGGGAAACCTCCCGCTTTCTAACGAAGGACGATTGAACATGAGCCGACCATTGAAGGGCGGGCGGTATATCCGCGATGCCAAAACCGGAAAGCTGACCAAAGCCGATGAGGCCAAACAGCCAACCGCTCCAGTCGAGGCAAAAGCCACGGCGCCAGAAACCGAACCGACCAAGAAAGGAGAATAGCGATGGGCGTCCGGAAGCATAACAAGCTTGCCATGCTGCATAAGCTGGAAACCGCATATGGTGAAGATGCTGCGCCGACCGCCGCCGAAGCGCTCCTCGCGGCAAACGTCACCATTACGCCGATTGAAGGTCAGGAAGTATCGCGCGATCTGCTCCTGCCTTACATGGGCAATCAGGGCATTGTTCTGGCCGGTATCTATGCCCGCGTCGAATTTGATCTGGAAGTCGCAGGTTCGGGCACGGCAGGCGAGCCGCCCAAGATCGGCTCTATCTTGCGTGTTGCCGGTATGTCGGAAACCATCACGGCCGGGCAGGATGTCGCCTATGAGATTGTAGAGGATACCGTTGAAAGCGGCTCGCTCTATTTCATCTCCGACAAGGTGCGACATGTTCTGCTCGGTGGTCAGGCGAATATCGCGCCGAGCTTCGCACCAAGCTCGATCCCGCGTTTCCGTGTCACCTATCTTGGCTTGCTTGGCACGATCACCGATGTTGCCGCCATGCCTGCCGTGACCAATGCGGGCTGGACCACGCCGGATACCGTTTCCAAGGCCAATACCACGATGAGCCTGCATGGCTGGCCATCGGTGGCAGAAAGTCTGTCGGTCGATCTCGGTAACACCCTGACGCCTCGCTTCCTGATTGGTGACGAAAAAATCCTCATTTCCAATCGTAGCTCGACCGGCACGGCGGTTGTTGAAGCGCGCTCACTTGCCGAGGTTGACTGGTTCGACCGTGCGCTGAAGCGGACACGCGGCGCGCTGACCCTGACCCATGGCAAGACCGCAGGCAACATCGTGGAGTTGACCGCGCCTGCCGTTGAAGTCGGCAAGCCGTCGCAAGGGCAGACGGACGGTATCGTCAATTACAGCCTGCCGCTGTCGCTTTGCACGGTCGATGGGTTGGACGAGCTCAAGCTCGTTTTCAAGTGATCCGCATTTTCTAACGATTGAGGTTGAACTTATGAAATTCATTCTGACCGACCGTCCGCGCTACTGGTGGCCCGTGATCGTGCGCATGCCGGATGAAAAGGAAGCCGGAAAGATCAAGGCGCAAACCCTGAAGGTGCTTTTCGAGCCGCAGCCGCGCGAAGAGGCGATCAAGGCGCAGGAAGCCTATTCTAAGCTGACGACCGAGCGTGAGCGGGCTGAGCACGAAAAGGCGCAGCTGACCGAGATCGTGAAGGATTGGGACGATGTGATCGGTGCGAACAATTCGCCGGTGGCCTTTAGCGCCGAAGTCTTCACCGTCGCTTTGGAACAGCGCTGGTTCCGTGATGGCGTTTATCTAGCCTACACCCGGTCCTTGAACGGCGAGGAAGCGCAAACGGGAAACTAAGGGCGCTGGCGCGGGCTTGGGCGTTCTCCCGCGTCGGTAAATCCGACACCAGAACGCCAATCGCTGTTGACGATGCCGTCGCAGCCGATTTCGCGGCCATGGGGGTGAAGGTCGAAGTTGCCCCCGCTGGCGTAGAAGAAGACGGAGCCTTTCAGGTTTGGCGCGCGAATGAAGATGCGCTGATTGCTTGGCTCGCGGTTGAGACGCAGTGGCGCATTGTTTCTTCCATGGCCGGTTTGATCTGGCTCGGTCTGGATTACTCGGCGGTCGATGTTGTTTTGCGGCGCTTGAAATCTCCGGATCGTGTTTTTGCTGACTTGCAAGACATGGAACTGGCGGCGCTAGAGGCATTCAGTGAGGCTTTGGCATGACGCAATCAAAGTTTGAGCTGCTGTTCACAGCAGATACCAAGCAGGCCAAAGCCGCCACATCCGACTTGCGCAACGACGTTGCAGCGTTAGGAAATCAGGCGTCATCATCCTCGGCCGATCTGGATAAGCAGACCGCTGCCCTTAATCGTGAAGCTGAAGCCGCCCGCAAAGCGGCCGACAATGCTACCCGTCTGGCCGAAGCCGAAAAGCGTGCAGCGGCAGCGCGCGCCAACACCACATTCAGTTATGAAACGCGAGAACAGGCAGAGGCTCGCCTCGGTCTGCGTACGCGCCAGCAGACAAGCGCATCGACATCGCCGGTAGCTGCGCCGCAATTGCCTGCTTCATCGCAAGGTTCTGACAAATGGGCCGATGATGTTCGTGCGCGCTATGTGCCGCTTTATGAGGCCCAGCGCGATTACACGAATGAGCTTGCCCGCGTTAGCCAGGCGCAACGTGAAAACATTCTGACGGCCGAGGAAGCGGCAGCGGCGGAAGTGCGTCTGAGGGCCGCTTATGACAAGAAAGTCGAGGGGATCAAGCGCAGCGACCCCGCCTTGCGAAACCTCAACGACAATTACAAGCTGACCGCCCACGAAGCGCGCAATCTGTCCTATCAGATGAATGACGTGTTTCAGTCCTTGATGCTCGGCATGCCTGTGCAACAGGTGCTCATGCAGCAAGGCCCGCAGATTACGCAAATTTACGGCGGCGTCGGCAATACCTTCAAGGCGCTTGCAGCACAGGCCACGCTTGGACGCGTGGCACTTGGTGGTATCGCCGCCGTTGCAGTAACGGGTGCGAGCGCGTGGAATGCTTATCTGAAATCCGTCAAGGAAGTTTCGACCGCAGCAACCGGCCTCGGCCGTGCGACTGCCGGCAGCATGCAGGAAATGGAAGCTGCGGCGCAGGCGGGTGCTGTTGCGGCCGGGATTTCCGTCGCATCTGCGCGTTCCATGGAAGCGCAATTTCTGCGCACCGGCAAAATCGGTTCGGAGAATTTCGAGAAGCTGATCGGGATTTCCAAGGATTTTGCCGCCACGTTCGGCATGGAGACCGAGGCGGCAGGGAAAGCTCTGTCGGACATGTTTGCTGATCCTGAGAAGGCCGCGCAGGCATTGTTTCGGCAATATGGCTTGATCGACGCGGCTACGGCGCGACAAGTGACAAACCTTGCCCAATCGAACCGGGTTTCTGAGGCGCAGGCTGTTCTTTTGGCGGCACTGCCCGGCAAGCTGGCAAACGCGACTGAAGCAACGACCGGATTGGCGCGGGCATGGGAGCACGTGAAAAACGCTGCGTCAGGAGCCTATGATTGGGTAGGCCGCACCATTGATAAGACTGTAACCGGGCCAACCTTGGACGAACGGATTGATGCGGTTCGGTCACGATACGAGATGTATCGGAAGCAAAACGCCAGTTCGAATGCCGACACTGATCGTTATAGAATGCTTTCGGGGTCTTCAAACGTTGGCGCTGAGCAGGCAGCGAAGAAAGAACTCGATGCGCTTCTGGAAGAGAAACGTATTCGTGATGAGATAGCTGCCAAACTGAAGCAGCAAGCCGCAGATATCCAGACAACAGCCGCCGCGTTGAACATCGCAGAAAACTCGCCTGCGACGGCTTCCATGCGTCAACAGGAGGAACTGCGCCGCCAAATTGCGGCGATGGAAGCAGCGCGCGGCAAGTTTGGAGATGATCCGGCCGGTCGGGACATGAACGAAACCGCCATAGAGGCGAAAACGCGCGCCCTTGATGCTTTGATCAACCGCCAGCAGCGCGCTGTCGAATTGGACCAGCTTGATATCCAGATCGCTAACGAACGCAATCCGCTCATTCGTGCTGAGCTTGAAGCGCGGCGTACTCGGCTTCAGCTATCGGAACAGGAGGTTTCATCCACCACCATAGCCAATGAGGCAGCGCGGGGGCGCAACCGTATTATCGAAGAGGCCATTGCCTCCTCGGCATCGCAGGCGCGCGACATGCAGGAAGAGGTTCAGGTGCGCCAGCGCCTGAATGCCATGGTCGCATCGGGTGCTATCAATGCCGAGGATGCGAACCGTGTCTTGCAGGCTGAAATGACATTGCGACCGCTCGTTGCGGCCGCTGCCATGGCCGAAGGAACCGAAAAGGAGCGGTTGAACAAGGTCATAGCCGATTTGCGGAATGGCTATAGCGCGCTGGCAAATGAGGAAAAGCGATCCGCCGCGCAAGATTATATCCGCTCGCAGAAAGACCGGATCGAATTGTTGCAAGCCGAGCTTCAGCTTGTATCGGCAAGCGATAGCCAGCGCGACCGCACTATTGCCATGCTCGAAACAGAGCAGGAAATCCGCCGCCGTGGTCTGGATGTGGGCGGGGCCGAAGCGACCATGATGCGCCAGAATACGCAATTGAGCGAGCAATTGCGTCTGGAACTGGAAAAGCAGAAAGACGCATGGGATACCGCGCGATCTGCCGGGGAAAATGCGATTGACGGCATATTCGATGCTTTCGGCAGCGGCGATATCAAAGGCGGACTGAAGAATGTCGCGCTCGACCTCACGAAGACGTTTTCGCAGCTGGCCTTTCAAAATCCGCTGAAGAACTGGGCATTTGGTACAAACTACGGAACGCTGGATGATCTGTTCACCGGCAGTTCGTCAGGCGGTGTTCTTTCCAGTCTGTTCGGCGGCAAAACGACCGGAGCCATGAACGTACAAGCGGCTGTCGTCAACATTGGCGGCGCGGGCATCACCGGCTCGGATGGCCTCCTCGGCAATGTCTCCCGCCTGTTCGGTGCTGCCAATTCTAACGCTGCTGGCAGCGGCATGAACATGTCCAGTTTCGCGGCTGCGATCAAGTCGATTGAGAGTGCTGGCAGCGGCGGTTATAGCGCGCTTGGACCGATCACGGCATCAGGCGACCGCGCCTATGGTGCCTATCAGGTGATGGGCGCGAACATCCCGTCATGGACGAAGAGCGCGCTTGGCTATTCCATGACGCCAGACGAATATCTGAAATCCTCCTCGGCACAGGATGCCGTTTTCTCCAAAATCTTCGGCGGCTATGTCGATAAGTATGGGGCGAGCGGCGCGGCGCAGGCTTGGTTCGGCGGTCCCGGTTCGGTCGGCAAGGGCGGCAACGTCACCGACATGCTCGGCACGTCAGGCACCGAATACGTCAACAAGTTCAATTCGGCTCTTGGCGATGTCACGCTGACGACCGGATCGACCAGCCGTTCGCTCACCAGCTTTGCCTCAAATATCGGCTCGGCAGGCAGCGGACTTAACCAGCTCGGCTCTGGCCTCGGCAAATTCGGCCAGACGCTGTCGTCTGCGCTTGCTGGCGGCAATACCGGCCTTGGTTCGCTGCTCGGTTCCTTCACCAGTGCCGGTATCGGTATTTTCAATTCATCGTCGCAGTTTCAGAACGCCGTCATGTCGGGCATTGGCGGGCTTTGGTCCGAGGGCGGTTATACCGGGCCGGGCGGCGTTCACGAGCCGAAGGGCATCGTTCACGCGGGCGAAGTGGTCTGGTCACAGCGTGACGTGGCCCGTGCTGGCGGCGTTCATGTCGTGGAAGGCATGCGCCTTGGCAGGCGCGGTTATGCCAGCGGCGGCATTGTTTCTGATGTCGCGCCATCGCCCTTGGCGCAGTACAGCCGGGCAGCGAACAGCAACGCAGGCTCGCGACCATCGTTTGGCAATGTGACCGTGCATCAGGATTTGCGCGGTGTGAATAGCGAGAATGCCCGTCAGGAAGCCTATGAAGGCATGATGCAGGCATTGGAAGATTATAGCGATCACGCGCTTCCGGACCTCGTGCAAAGAATCAATGAACGGCCGAGGTGGCGCGGATGACTGCACTTTCTCTTGAGCAGGTTTATGATCGCCTGCCGATCAGTACCTGCACCTTTACGCTGGAACGCAAGGACGAAACCGACGAACTCGGCGGCGGTGATTTCTGGCAGGCCGAGCTGGCGAAGCCACGTTGGGCCGCTGACCTGACGTTAGGAACCGGCCGTCATCAGGAGCTGAAGGAAGCGGCCGCACTGATCCGTAAACTGGATGGCGCGAAGCAATCCTTCCTGATGTGCGATCCGACCAGTCTTTATCCTTATGCTGACCCACGCGGGATCATCTTCGGCGCGGCGGTTGTCACCGTCCGGACCATTGGCGCTGATCGGGTTACGGCTCGAATGCAGGGCTTCCCATCGGGCTATATTCTGACGGTCGGTGACAAGCTTCAGATTTCCTACAATTCCGGCCAGCAGCATGCCTTTGTCGAGGTTGGCGCGACGGTTGCCGCGTCATCGACCGGCAATCTGGATGCCGCGATCTTCCCGCGTCTGCCGATCTCGGTTGTTGCCGGTGATGTTGTCACCGTCATCCGCCCGGCTTGCCCGGTGGTGGTTTCGCCCGGCTCGCACAATCCGGGCACTGCGCGCCGCACTTTGACCGAAGGCGCATCCATCAAGCTTATCCAGAAAACGAGGGTCTGATTATGCGGTCAGCCACACAAGCCTTTGTCGATCAGCTGAATGCCGCACCTGTTGAAGGATTGGTGCCACGCCAAGCGGTCTGGTTCACGGTCAAGGAACGCGGCACCAACAATCCAGTAGAACTCGGCCTTTGGACCGGCGAAGAGGATTTGCAGCTGTCGGTTTATAGCGGCGTGTCCGGAGCGCTGATTTCGCGGCCGTACTATGCCGACGCGATCAGCAATATCGGTGATATCCCGCGTGTTTCCGACTTCACGGTGCAAACAGTCAGCATCGACCTGTCTCAGCTTGCGCCTGCCGCTACCCAGATATTGCGCGAATATGATGCCCGGCGCGCCAAGATCGAGATCCACGATCTGCTGATCGATCCCAAAACCGGCGATCAGGTCGGACCGGGTCTTATCAGCTTTCTCGGTGTGATCGACGGCGCTCCGGTCAAAACACCCAAAGTCAACGGAACCGGCGCTGTCCGGGTCAAAGTCGTATCCGATGTCATGGCGATGCTGACCCGCACCAATCCGGCCAAGTCATCTTACGAAAGCCAGAAGCGCCGTGGCGGCGATGAATGGGGGAAATACTCCTCTGCCGTCGCCACGTGGAAAGTGCCATGGGGGACGAAAAGCGCATGAAACAGCTGAAGCGCCGCCACGACTGGCGGGAATATTACGAGCGGGCAATCGACGCGATCCACAGCGCGCCTTTCCAGTGGGGATTGCACGATTGCGGGCCGTCACTGGCTGGCCGGATGGTCGAGGCGATGACGGGCGAGGATTTGTGTTCGCACTATCGCGGCACCTATTCCGACGCGCTCGGCGCTGCCCGGATCATCCGTGATGCTGGCTTTTCTTCGCTGGCCGACATGGTCGGTTCGTTTCTTCCGGTCGGGCATCCAAGCGAGGCCCGCATAGGCGATATCGCCGCCATCGATGTCGGCGGGCCGATTGGTCATGCACTCGGCGTGGTTAATGGCGAGCGCATTTATGTCCTGACCGAAACTGGTATCGGCACCGTTGATCTGCTCGATGCCGCAATGATCTTCAAGGTTGGTTAAACGGATGCTGAAAGCCCTTTTAGCACTCATCTTTCTATTGACGGTCACACCGGCCGACGCTGCTCCGGTTGTCGGCGCGGTTATCGGTTTTGGCATAAAGATGCTCGGCTTTGCCGGTGGCCTGCTGTTCAAGGCGGTCCTTGCTGTCGGCTCCAGTCTGCTTCAGCAATACCTCGCGAAAAAGGCTTCCAAGAAATCCTCGGTTGCAGGCGTCACGCTTGAACTGAAGATGGGCGACGATTTGCCGATGTCGTTTCCGGTCGGTGAGCGCGCCGTGGCCGGTCGCCGCAAATATGCCGGAACCTATGGTCAGGATAACGGAACGCCTAACGCCTTTGTGGTCGATGTGATTGAGCTTTCCTGCCTGCCGTCACGCGCCGGGCCGCAAGGCATCAAGTCGATTGCCATTGATGACAAGCTTGACTGCAAAATCCTCTGGAATGAGCCGGATCAATACGGTCGTGGCTATCCGGTTGAGGAATTCCGTAAGGACGGCAAGGATCATCTCTGGATTTGGTATCTGGACGGTACGCAGACGGCAGCAAACCCGTATCTGCGCGATAAGTTCGGAAGTCATCCGGAGCGCCCTTGGACCGACAGCATGATTGGCCGAGGCTGTCAGGCGATCATCATCACGGCACGGTTTAATGCTGATCTCTTCGGCGGAAGCCTGCCGTCCGTGCTGGTCGAGCCGATGCCGACACCATTT